ACCAATACTGTGTTCCGCCCTGGGATGCAGTAGGGGTAGTGGCAGTGTAAGTGCTAGCCGCGCTTCCGCCAAGACTGTTGGTAACCGAGGTTCCGACACCCACGGATGTTGCTCCGCCTTGCTGAATAGAGCCGGCGGTTGCAAAGCCTGTCGTAAAACCGATTGTTGAAGCATTGCTGAGAGTCAAAATGTTTTTTACAAAAATCCGATATCCAGCAGGATTCAAACGGACCGAAGCATCAATCGTTAGGTCGTAGAAATACAAATCCCGTGTCATTGTATAGACAGAAGATGATGGTGCCATGGATAGGACGGTTGTTGTTCCGTCAAGGGTGTACGAACCGTCGGCACCGCTACCGTAAACACTATCGGGAGCATCTATAAATGCTCCAAATGGATTCAACACAGGATACTTAGCAATACCGGCCATAACTACACCTCGTAAGCAGTGACAGTTACCGAAACTGTTGTTGCACTTGCAAAGAAATACAATTTCTCGCTTGTCGTAAGTTTTAAGTTTGTATTATACGTAATCGTTTCATTGGCGTTAATTGTTGTTGCTGACAGAATACGGTTAGCAGCAGTATCGGATGAACCAATTCCCAATGTAATCGTGCCCGAACTAGAAGCGGTGTTGCAAAAAATAACCTGCTTGACCACTCCGACTCCTTGCGTTCCAGTACCAGCTGGGGTATAGGTGTTGGCGGGGGTTGTGTATGTCGCTACTGCCGAGACAGCAACAGGACCTAATCGAGTTGGGGTAATAGCCATTAGAAGACCTCCATAAGTAGAATAATTTCTGTATCGTCTGCTCGAACATTAGTAGGACCACTGGCTCCAGTAGGGCCAGTTGCACCAGTTGCACCAGTAACGCCGTCGGTACCAACGTAACCATTTGAACCACTTGGACCAGTTGGTCCTGTTGCACCCGTAACGCCCGTTACACCGGTAACGCCAGCACCAGTCGGACCCGTAACTCCAGTCGGCCCAGTATCACCAGTAACTCCCGTAACTCCTGTTACGCCAGTGACTCCAGCGCCAGTCGGACCCGTAACTCCAGTAACACCCGTAACCCCAGTTGGCCCAGTTGACCCCGTAGCACCAGTGACGCCAGTGTCACCCTTATCTCCAGTTCTAACAAAAGTGATAATTACATCTTGTCCAGTTGTCCATGATGGAGAAGAACCAGCCAGGTATAAGACTGGGACTTTGTAGTATGTAGAAACAAGAGTGTGCAAACCATTTATGGCATAGTAAGCAAACTCTGCGGCATTGCCAATTGCCTCAACCCTAAAATGACCCTTGATTGTAGATGTAGAGTCATCTATTGTTTCCAAGTACGCAGAGATGTCATTAGATGCAAGGTCAACTGGGTCGATATATAAGTAGGTTGCAGTCGCTAGAGCCGAGTCAAACTTTAAGTTCGTTGCGCCTGGGTCTGTATCTGCCGTGTTCGTTAAGTAGTTGTATGTAAACGTTGCTCCACCGAATGAACCAGTGTCACCTTTGACTCCTGTTACGCCCGTTGCACCAGTTACGCCGTTAGAACCAGTTGGACCTGTCGCTCCCGTTACACCTGTTACGCCCGTTACGCCAGTTACGCCTTCGGCGCCAGTAACACCAGTAACTCCCGTAACTCCAGTAACACCGTTGACACCAGTTGGACCCGTTGGACCGTCCACCCCCGTTGCGCCTGTAACGCCGACTCCAGTGACACCAGTAACTCCGGTAACCCCAGTTGCACCAGTTACGCCATTTACACCTGTAACTCCAGTGACGCCCGTAACTCCAGTAACTCCAGCGCCAGTTGGACCCGTAGGCCCATCAACCCCGGTTACTCCTGTTACGCCTGTAACGCCTGTTACTCCAGTAACTCCAGCGCCAGTTGGACCTGTGGAGCCAGTTGGACCTGTGGCACCAGTCGGACCCTGAATACCTTGCGGACCAGAACCACCAATTTCAATCCACTGCGAATCGTAGTAAACAAATGTTTGTGCGGTATCGGACTCAAACCAAATCTGGCCAACAGCAGGGGAACCTGGAGCAGTTTCAGAGATTGTTGCTCCACCAGCTGCGCTGGCGTTAACCCATGCAGTTCCGTTCCATTGCAACACTTGATTGGTCGCAACGCTTGTTATTGTCACATCTGTCAGGTCATCAAGAGATGCAACAGTGGATGCTGTTCCTGGAACAAACTTGGTTCCGTTGTATTTGAGTACTTGGTCGCTTGTCGCACCAGTTGTATCGACTTCTATCCCGTCAATGAAAAGTACGGGGACTTTAAATGTGTCGTCAGTCTTGAGAACATTTGCTTCGTCTCGGTAGAGGTTTACATCTCCACCACCAGTTCCGTCGCCCCAGACGAGACGACCGCCACCCTGTATTTGAAGTCTTGCGAAAGTTTCCTGGTCTACAAAAATTGTCAACCCATCAGAGCCAGCGGATGACAGCTGCTTAATGGCAATTGGGGTTATAAATTTTTGAGCCACGACCTCAATCGCTTCCGTTTTGTTCGATTAGCCCCTCAGGACTAATTTGTTTTTAAAACTTAACCCGTTACTACGATAGTGTAGTCACCTGCTGTAATTGTTCCAAGAAGAGTAACTGTTACCGTGTCGGCGTTCGTGCGAGCAACATCACCAATTACCGTAGCACCACCTGATACCTCAAAAATCTGAACAATAACGTTCGTTGAGTTGAACATGTGGTCAACCTGGGTTGTGGAGGTTCCACCAGCGCTAGCTGCACAGCCTTTGCTTGCGATGCGAGCAAGAGCCGGAGTAGTAGTATTCGCAGTTCCTGCAGACGTTTTAATACCAAGGTTTGTGCGCGCACTTGCTGCATCTGACGCACCAGTACCACCGTCTGCGACAGCAACATCTGTACCGTTCCAAACACCAGTAGTTATTGTCCCAAGGGTTGTGATGGTGTTTTGACCAATGTACGTAGAATCGATGTCAATGGCATCCGAAGAAACAGATATACGACCCGCTGTTCCAACAGCATTAATCGTATTTCCAGTTTTTGTGAGACCGTCACCAGCAGTGATTTGGCCAGCACCAGAGAACTGGACCCATGCGATTGCATCTGTGCCTACAGTGATGGCTCCGTTGCTTGTTACAACCCAACCAGAGTCTGCATTTGCGGTACCTTCTTCAACAAAAGTAAACGCTCCACCGGACACTTCGCCGGTTCCATCAAAATCAGTTGCACGAACCGCGGCGCCAGTTACCTGAACAACGTAGATACCGTTTTCAGACTGGGTGCTTTGGTTCTTTACGAGAACACGGTCCCCAGTAGCGAGAGTTACGCCATCAACCGTATCGCCATCCTCTAGACCTGAAGCAAGAAGTACGGCGGTAGTAGTTGCAGCGCGAACTGACTGCTTGACGTCTAGACCAGAACGCGCAGCATCTACATAAGCCTTGGTGGCAGCATGTGCATCGTCAGTTGGTGTACCAAACTTTGCTTGACCGCTTCCATCTCTTATGACAAGCTTGCTTGCGGTTGCTTCAGATGCGGCATCAGCCAGCTTCGAAAAGTCTGAAGCGGACAACAAACCAGCGCTTGCAGATGTTGCAAGGTTTGGAGTAATCGTGATTTGTCCATTGGACTCACCAATGGTGAGTGCTGTGGCGTGTGAACCACCCGCAATTACACCGGCGAAGTCGCCAACCCCAGCAACGACCTTTCGCCATGCGGCGGCGGTTAAGTCATAAATCTTAATAACACCATCGGCGCTGTTGAAGTACATCCGTCCATCAAATAGGTTTGTCGATGGGTCGCTTGCAAGCACCTCAAAGCTGGAATTAATGAGCTGATTGCGATTGAGGTCAATGTTGGTTAGAAATTTTTGCGCCATTTTTGCTCCACCTTATGTGAGATATGCTTTTCCAGAAAACGCCGAAGAAAACATGACCGTAATCTGAGTATTGCTATTGTATTGTACCTCACCAAATACGTGTGTATCTGCAGAGTCAACAATAGTTACCGAAGGTTTGCCTCCGAGGGTGTGGGTTATGGTCCATGTGGCAGAGGCCGTGCCTTGGGCGTGTTCATGACGACGGGTGTTGGCTGAACCAGAATTTGCTCTAACGGTTACTAGATTTGGAGACTCTTGATTGACGATTACCTGATTAGCGGTGTCCTGATTGATATAAACCTGATTAGGAGTATTGCTCATCGGGTAACCTCGGGTATCAAAGTGACATCCCCGCGGATAACTTTTGATACTGTCCCACCAGTACTTATGATTTCTAGGTCATAGACACCACTGCTTGTAATGGTTGCTGTGTCAGCGGCAGTAATACTCAAAGAAATTTCGTTGTTTTTAGTAGGCGACTCAGCAATGTTGGGATTAATAGCTATTCGACCATTCTCTGTAGTTAAGGTAATCATTGGAGTTGTTGTGTCAATGGTTCTACGAATATGCATCCGAGCAGTAAAACCAGACAACGCAAAATTTTCGAAAGTTGCACCCGTAGGGTCTGTTACTAGGTCTGGTTGCTCAACAGAGATAAGGCGTCCAAAAGTCGACCCTTGTTCTATCGTCATGTTGTAAATTCCAGCAATCATGGACAGACTCTCCTAGGTGTGCACCTATTAGAGTTTAGGCTATTTGCCTCAATCAAAATGGAACCCCTAAGGCAATATTGCCAAGAAATGAGTTTGGTTATAGAACTGAAGGAGAGTTCTTGTTTGCTCCAACTTTCTTCAATCCCATGCTTATTGCCATGGAGGCCACGACTGCGGTAACACCGATTTCTAGGTTTGCAGAGTCGGTCAATGCATCAAAATCAGAACCGGCTGCAACCCATGCACCAAGAAACGCTGTAATAAAGGTCTTGACTGCTTGCTCAACTGCCTGCTTAATAAATGCTGAATTCATTTTTTCTCCTTGCTGGGGGTATTGCCAGCAACCCCATAGTACCCCCGAAAGAGTTGGTCACACAGTAAAGCATTATCCGAGATAATTATATTGATAATCTTGCTTTTAAAGCGACTATGCCTACTATTCTTCTTCGCCAAAACCTTCATCTAAGACGCTATTTTCTCCGCTCAATATCATATCCTCAGCAGACCGAAGCATCCCAGATGCAAGCCATGGGGTCATTGACATTGAGCAGGATATTGAAAGCTCCGTTCCAGATTCGGTAACTATTTCAGCAACAATTATAAAATTTGCTATTAATTTATCTGGAAGAGAATCACGAACAAAAGAATCAAAGTCGTATTTTGTGTTTTTTTTGTCATCTTCGTCCATGTGTCTCCTATATTAATACATGCGTTACTTTGACTCCGATTGGCTTGGCGTAATAAATAGCTTCATTAACAACACTAAGAGATTCTCCAATTTTTTCCTCAGATGCGCCGTATGTTTGCTCCCATGGTGTTTCTACCAAAACCGTAAATGGTCCATTGTTCTGAAGAGTTATTTGAATTTCTTTATCCCCAATCATTAATCTTTTAACGGCTTCCTCGATTGCGGTTACGGAGCCAGAATTTATACCGTAATAACCATTTTCTGTTTGCCACTGCAAGAATTCTTTTTGTAGTTCGGCCGTGTTCTGGGGTGGTTCTAGGAGTGCCGATGTGGTAAATCTCAAAGCATCCCCTCCGTTCAAAGTACTAGAACCATCACCCTCGGTTGCTCCAAGAACAAATGCGTCTGATGGGTCTAGGCTTGATTCAAGTTTTGAAATTGGTTCAGTTCCAGTAAACTGAGCAAGCCATTTTAGTTCGTCTGTGTCTGCTACGTCCGGGTTTACAAGATGGCTTTTTGTTAGGTCATTGGTTTCGTCGTAACCTTCAGAAATATCATAATGTTGAAAAGAAAAAGACTGTTTTAGGGCTCTGTCGAGACCCTCAAAAGCAACATCAACAAAACGTTGCAAAGCAAAATCTGGGTTTTGCTGTAATTCTTCGGTATCAAGATACTCGTTGGGGATGTGTCTCATCATCTGCAGTAAGGCTTCTCCAAGCCTTCCGGCGTCCACAGATGAACACAAAACCGGACTAGTAAAATATATTTTGTCTGATTGACTATCTGGAATAAATTCTATTTGAATAG